CTAACGACTACTGCAACAACCCCATCAGGAACAGACAATGTAACAGTCATGTTCATGGGTGACGTTGTAGATATTGGCGCACCTTCTGCTGATACAGTAAGCACTGCTAAGATTCAGGATGATGCCGTAACAACAGATAAGATTCTGGATGATGCTGTTACTGCGGATAAATTAGCCAACTCAATCAATACTGAGATTACAGCTAATACAGCCAAGGTAACCAATGCCACTCATACAGGCGATGTAACAGGTGCCACAGCCCTTACCATTGCAACTGATGCTGTAGACATTGCAATGTTATCTGCAACAGGAACGGCTGATGCTACTACTTTCCTAAGAGGAGATAATGCTTGGGCTGCTGCTGGTGGTGACAATACCCCATCATTCATGGCTTATTATTCAGGAGCGGTCTCTATTGCTAACGCCACCACAACTGCTGCTATTCTTGATTCTGAATACTGGGATACAGATAGTGCTTATAATGTGAGTGATGGGAAATTTACAGTACCTGTTGGGGGAGCGGGTAAGTATATGTTTACTGGGTCTACTGAATATGCTGGCTTAACCATCCACGACAGCATTGCTATTCTTTTGCTTAAAAATGGTAGTTCTGTTGGCGGGTCTTGGCAGCAGTATGGGGCTAGTAGAGGCGGTGGCAATACACTCAGCGTTACCTATCCTTTAGATTTAGCAGAAGCAGACTATATTCAGTTAGGGTTATATCAGAATTCCGGCGGTGCTAAAAATGCTGCCGCTAATACTACTTACCTAACTGGTTACAAAATGATAGGGGTATAACATGATCACAGCAGAAGGATTAAACAAACTTGGGTTCAAATCACTTGTTGATTATGTTTTGCAGGATGATGGTTCTGGCACATATGTTAAAGAATGGGATAGCGTATCACCACAACCCACTGAAGCGGAAATAGAAACTGCCCATAATGAATGGAAAGCAGAATACGACTCGCAAGAGTACGCCCGTAATCGACAAGCAGAATACCCATCAATAAACGACCTAATCGTAGCCCTATGGGAAAACGTAGTAGAGGAAAGAGCCTCTGCTGTAATTAGCTTGGAGGCTGATAGACAGGCTGTTAAGACCAAGTATCCTAAACCCTAATGGCTCTTATCCCTGTTGAGAATGTAGGCGAAACAGGAATTGTCAAGGACATAAACCCTTGGCAACTGCCCCCTAATGTCTGGTCAGATGGTAATAATGTAAGGGCAGAACACGGGGCTATAGTAAAGTCTCCGGGGTACGCTGAAGTTATGGCTACCTGTCCTATTACTCCTTACCATATTGTACAGCTAAAGGCTGGTGCTAATACCTATTGGATCATAGCCAGCCTCACTAAAATATATGTCCATAATGGAACTACATGGACTAACATCACTAGACAGACCCTTGGCTCTGATGTGGATTATAACGCCACTGCTAATGAGGGATGGACATCTACGGTGTTAGGTGGAATTCTGATTATGTCTAATGGGTTTGACCAACCGCAGTTCTGGGGATTATCCGCTGGTGTTCCAAGCACAGCTACTAAGATGGACAATCTAACTTACTGGGCTGCTGGCGCTGGTGCAACTCATTATCCCGTATCCGTAAGAGCATTCCGCTCTTTTCTGGTTGCCCTTAATATAACAGAAGCTACAGTACCTTTCTCCAGAAAAGTAAAGTGGTCAACAGAAGCGGCAATACAATCTGTTCCGTCCTCATGGGATGAAACCAGTGCGGTGGTCGATGCTGGTGAATATTCCTTAGAGGATACTAAGGGAAAAATACTAGACGGGCTACCCCTTGGTGACGTCTTTATGATATACAAGGAAGACTCCATCTATACTATGTCGTATGTTGGGACTCCCTTTATATTCGCATTCAAGCAGCTATCTCCGTCAGTCGGCGCATTGTCTAAGAACTGTGTAGCTGAGTTTGATGGTGGACATTTCTTCCTTGGGAATGGTGATGTCTATATCAATGATGGTCAGAGGATAAAATCTATCCTGCCGCATAAGATCAGGGATTACCTCTTTGAAAATCTTGATGGCGCAAATATGGAGAGGAGTTTCGTGGTTGCTGATTATGGTAATACTGAAATGTGGGCTTGCTTTCCAACCCCGGAAAGCGCAAGCAATCAGTGTAATAAAGCTATCGTATGGAACTGGACTAATCAAGCCTTTACCATAAGAGATATCCCAGACCTAGCTCATATTGGCTATGGCACCGAGGATGACCCTAATACCTTTACAACGTGGGCTGCGGCAGTTCCTATATGGGCTAGTGCTACAGGTGGCTGGGCAGTAACATGGTCGCAGTCTGAGAATGTTCTAGTTATGGCATCTCCTACAGATACTAAATTGTACAGGAATGCCTCTGGTAATAGAGAAGATACTACTGATATGACCTCGTTTATAGAAAGGACGGGGATAACAATGGGCGCACAGCAACAGAACGACCAGTCTACAGTAAAGCGTATAAAGGCTATTTGGCCTAAGATGGAAGTATCTGGGTCTGGCAATACAGTTAATGTCTATGTGGGAACACAGAACTCCACAGAAGAGGCAGTATCTTGGTCATCTGCTGTTGCTTTTAATCCAGATACTCAGTCCAAAGTATCAGTAAGGAAGAGTGGTAAACTCTACGGGATTAAGTTTGAATCCACCGGAGACTTCCACTGGAGACTAGATGGATATGAGGTTGAATTAGATGATGCTGGAAGGAGAGGCTCTAGGAGTTACTGATGGCTACCTATTCTGACAGAGTTGTAAAGTCTGTAACTCATTACCAACCTAACCCACTTCCTATAGACCAAGAGGATTTAGGTTTATATCTTACTACAGAATTAAAAAGACTTGGCGATGTTATATTTAACCAAGCTACATTCAGACTTGAAAGAACGCATATTGTACCAGCCAAGCCCAGAGAGGGCGACATGAGATACTTTGATGGAACAAATGCAGACCCACTAAGCACTGGTAATGAGGGTATCTATTACTTNAAGAAAGGTTCTCCGGGTNCTTGGGTATTTCTAGGTTGAAAGCTCACTTACTCGATCCTGATGATGTTGAATATGTATGGGATAAAGTAGAACCAATACTCGCACGGGTAGTTTCGCGCTCCGAAGGCGAGTTAGAGACTGAAGACATACTTGACCTTGTTACTGAAGGACGTATGCAATTATGGATAGTCGCGGAAAACAAAGAAATCATCGCTGCACTGGTGACACAGATCATAACCTACCCTCAAAAGAAGGTATTAAGACTTGTCTCCCTAGCTGGCGAAGGTATAAAAGAGTTTATACATTTCCTAGATACAATAGTATTATCCTTTGCTATAAAAACAAACTGTACAGCCCTTGAGTTATGGGGTAGGAAAGGTTGGAAGAAACTTCTACCAGAGTGGAAAAGTGAATACATCGTGTACACCAAAGACATCAGAGAGAAAATGCAATGATTGATAGAAAACTATTAAAAACTAATCGGTGGTTTGACGAGGAATTTCTCCAAGCCAGAATGACCAACGCCTGTTTCAATGGTGGTGGTGGCGGTGATGGTGGGGGCGATGATGAGGGATTTTTTGGGGAAGACGATGATGTTTCTGGAGGCTATGGATTTGATGATGCCGAACGAGACAGGATGGCAGAAGATATAGATCGTCAGATGGCTGCACAAGCCGCAGCACAAGCGCAGCAGCAAGCAGTAGCTGCTCAAATGGCCCAAGAACAGGCAGCTAGGCAAGCACAGGCACAAGCAGCAGCACAAGCTCAAGCAGCACGGCAGCAAGCACAAGATAGGGCAAGACAAGCAGCACAAATAGATGCCCAGATGGCAGCGCAAGATCGTGCAAGGCAGGCAGCAGCGATTGATGCTCAGATGGCCCAAGATGAAAGAAACAGGACAGCAGCAGCCATTGATGCTCAGATGGCCCAAGATGAGCGAAATAGGACGGCAGCAGCGATAGATGCCCAGATGGCCCAGCAAGACCGAGAGAGACAGATGGCATCCATAGACGCTACGATGGGCCAGCAAGATAGAGAGAGGCAAATGGCGGCGATAGACGCTACTATGGGTCAGCAAGATCGAAGTAGGCAAATGGCAGAAATAGATGCCATGATGGCAGGAGATCAAACTAGGAGAGATATTGCTGCGGATACAACGGCTGGTGGTTTCCTTGATACTACTCGCAGTCCAACATTTTCCTCTGACTTTGCAACCCCCGGTATAAATACTGCTGGCGGTGGTTGGACTGTTCAAGGAACATTAGACCAACAAAGGAGAGCCAATGAAGCAGCGGCTGCTGGTCTTGATCCTGTAAACCAAGAAGGATTTTTTGAT